ATCAAAACCAGAATCATTAAACAATACTTGCCTATCATGAATAAGTTGATTAACAAGTATTTGGCTGCTATGGACTTCTTTGTAAACTTTAATATTAATGAAAACTTTGAAGAAACAATCAAATCAAGACACCGTGATGAGTTTGCCTATGCCAACTTTTCAGAAGGTGAGAAGATGCGTATCGACTTGGCTTTGTTGTTTACATGGCGACAGATTGCTAAGTTGAAGAACTCCACAAACACCAATCTATTGATTCTTGATGAAGTATTTGATTCCAGTCTTGATACAGTTGGTACAGAAGAATTCTTAAAGTTGATCCATGATATTGGAAATGAAACTAATGTGTTTGTCATTTCTCATAAAGGTGATGTGTTGTTTGATAAATTCAGGTCAGTAATTAAATTCAAGAAGGTTAATAATTTTAGTCAGGTGGAAAAATGAGTATGAGTGGGAAAAATGTAGATACAATTATCTTTGATACAGAAGAACCTTTAGTAACAACAACGGCAACACATAGACCGTTTACATTTAGTTTGGTTCTTTCAACCGATCCAATTCTAAAAGAAGTGATGCCAGAGTTTGATTTTAAAAACCCACCAACAGACCCACAAGAGTTTGCTTCTACATTGGTAGAAACTTGTAAAAAGTTTAAAGGTTATGGATTATCAGCCAATCAATGTGGATACAAATATCGTGTATTCGTTGCTGGTGCTGGTGATGATTATGTGGCATTTTTCAATCCTGAATTAATTAATATTTCCAAAAAAGAAATTCATATGATGGAAGGATGTTTATCTTTTCCACTTTTGGGTTTAGGTATCACTAGACCGGCAGAAATTGGTGTTCGTTACCAAGACTATACCGGTGAATGGAAAGGTACCACACTTTCTGGTATATCTGCAAGATGTTTTCTCCATGAGCTTGACCACATGAATGGAATCGTGTATACTAGTCGTGCTAAACCATTGGCATTACAGCAAGGTATAAAGAAGCGTGATAAAATTATGAAGAAATTAGGGAAACTAAGTGGCAACTCCAATTGAATATGTAGAAAAACAATGGGAAGAATGGCAGGATAAAAATCCTGTTTCTTCCTTTGAACACATTGATGAAGAAAATATGAAAGAAGTCCTAATCAAGGACTTAACTTATGCTTCTCAAATGGATGTTCGTGAGTATACTTTATACCAAAAATGGTGTGAAGTCAAAGAACGGTATCCATTAAACGAACCAAATGCTCTTTCAGAAATGTTGGGTGAAAAACCTGGCATGGTATATCCAGAACAAAGAAAAATGATTGATGAAGTCAAAGCCAATTTCTGGATGCCAAAAGAACCAGATGACTATGAGAAATTGAAACCAACGATGATTCTCTCAAATGGTCCTGAAGCAGAAAGATGGAATGCCATTCGAACATTCTCATCCACAATGAAAAACAATTCTAACATTGGTCGTAATTTATTTTATATTTTGGCTGATGAAGTAACAGGTAAGTATCTTGGAGTTATCTGTATCTCCTCAGACTTCCTGGACTTGACTCCGAGAGATAATGCAATCGGATGGTCAAGAGATATTAAAACACAACAACACATGATTAATCATACTGCAATCGGTTCTACGATTGTTCCGTTGCAACCACTAGGTTTTAATTACATGGGTGGCAAACTATTGGCATTAATGTGTTTATCTGATACAGTTCAAAAAGATTGGAAACGACAATATGGCGACACATTGGTCGGAGTTACTACCACCAGCTTGTATGGAAAAACTAAAGCAGGCGGGTTATCACAATACGATGGACTCGAGCATTGGAACCCGATGGGGTTCTCCTCTGGCTCAGTCGCCTTTGAACCAAGCAGAGCAACCAAAAAATTGGTGTTTGATTGGATCAAAGAGAATCACACTAGAAAATACTTTGAGTGGTGGGAAGCTAAAAATACACAAGGACTTCCACTCAAGCGGGACCACAAAAATCGTTCTTTGAACTTTGCTTATTCTAAACTTGCTATACCAAAAGAATTGATTAGAACAGAACATCAACGTGGTATCTATTTTTCTCCGTTGTATAACAATACAAATGAATATCTCCGTAAAGAGATTACTGATTCTGAACTGGTAAAGATGTTTGATACTAGTGAAGAAGCTCTTGCCAATATTTGGAAAACCAAGTATGCTAAGGGTCGAATTAGGCAATTACAGAAAAAGAATAATGTTTCATATGAAACTCTTTTCTATGATGACCTAATTGAATTGTCTTGGGAAGAATCCAAGGCGAAATATTTACCTCAAGTAGGTAGATAACCTTTGTGTTGGTAGTAACCAACATTATAACCTGTGATAAGGAGTTAAAATGAAAATTGATTTAAATATAGAATTATCTTTAAAAAATTGTCCACCTAGTAAAAATCCTGCACTAAAGAATATTCCAGATGTAGAATTAAAAAACATTATACATGTGGGCCGAAAAAGAATTAATGTTAATAATGTAACTTATAGAGTGGAGGACCAGGTAAGGGAATTAAAAGTTGTGCAAGAAAATGTTGCCCCAATTAAAATTTCTTTTGAATTAAATGGTTTTATTCATACAGAATATCCTCCTGTTGTCATTGAAGATCCAAACAAAGACGGACATTATTTTGGAATTATAGGACATACAAGAGACCAAGCAATTAAACAGATTGGTGTTGAATTTATGATGTATGATGTGTATAAATTTAATTCACCTCTGTCAAAGAGATATTTCAATAATATTTCAAACCAAGAACACACACCTAAAAATCCACATACAAAAACTGATATTATTTTTCAAACATTGCAAGCAATTGATTTGGAAGAATTACCTAATACAGAAGATAAAATTAAAGAATTTATTGATGTGGTTGCTTCAGACAAATCTAAAAAAGAACGAAAATCTATCTATAAAGGTGTTCGAGAGAGAAAATCTGAATATGCAAATTTGGCCACATACCATTGTGGTACCGGTTTAAATTCAACGGTAGAAGCAGCAAAGAAATTTAATATTCCCTATAAAGGAATGGCTGGACATCCAACGACAGGAAAAATTGGATATATTCCACCTTATTCCGATCCAATTACCAATTTTGCAGCTTCAAAGAAATTATTAAAAACACATGGATGGCAACCCGTGTATTTTACATTTTATATCCCTAAGCCTCAACCCGAACCAGCTTTAACAAAACAAAGATGTGATTGGGAAGATGAATTTGATGTGGCAATAAAAGAGGAAGCGGAATGGATTCAAATGGTAATGAATCAATTAGGACATAATGTTGATTTAAAAAATATCATTAATGTTTTACCTTGGACGAAAAATGGTTGGCTTCCATGTAATTTGGATCCTGTAGCTGAAAAAGGTGGCAAACCAAAAGAGGAAACTATTGTTGACAAACGTGGTAAACCTGTTGGTGAAAGTGCCAAGATTATTAAATTTGGCACATAATCAAGTATACCATAAAAATACTTGACAAATCATATACATAATGATATGATGTGATTACTCGTTCTACGAGATTTATTATTAACTTTACTATGGAGTATTATATTATGAGCAAGAATTTATCTGCTAAACAAAAGATCCTCAACTATTTGAGCAAGAAAGAAGGTTACAACACCTTAACTACAGCACAAGCTCGTGCTCGTTTTGGTATTCAAAACGTTTCTGCTCGTGTTGATGAGTTGCGCCAAGAAGGCCATGTAATCTACACCAACACCGTAACTCGTGGTGATGGTTCTAAGGTTAAAGCCTATCGCATGGGTAAACCAACCAAAGCACTAGTTAAAGCCGCTCTCAAAGCTGGTTACTCTTTTGGTGCCTAATATGTAATGCAAAGGGAACCGTTCTGGTTCCCTTTTTTATTTTCCCGGAGAACAAATGGAAATTTCAATTAAAAAAGAAGATTTACAAAAAAAGAGCCTATTTGTTGCAACACCAATGTATGGTGGTATGAATCATGGTTTGTATATGAAAGCGTGTTTAGACCTACAGTCATTGTGTATGCAGTATGGCGTTGCGATTAAATTTTCATTTCTTTTCAATGAATCATTAATCACTAGAGCAAGAAACTATCTTGCTGATGAGTTCATTCACCGTTCTGATTGCACTCATATGTTGTTTTTAGATTCTGATATTTCTTTTAATCCAAGAGATGTAATTGCTTTATTGGCTTTGGACCGAGATGTTATTGGTGGTCCTTATCCAAAGAAAGCAATCAAGTGGAAGTCTGTTAAGAAAGCAGTAGAAAAGAATCCAGATATTGATGCACAAACATTAGAAAAAGTTACCGGTGACTATGTGTTTAATCCTGTAAAAGGTACCGAGAAGTTTTCGGTTACAGAACCATTAGAAGTATTGGAGATTGGTACCGGTTACATGATGATTAAGCGTGAAGTATTTAAGAAGATGGAAGATGCGTATCCAATGATTCGTTATAAACCAGACCATGTGGGTCAGGCCAATTTCGATGGAACTCGTTACATTCATGCTTTCTTTGATACAGTTATTGATACTAAAGATTCAATCGTAGGTGGTGGTTCCGACCGTTACCTATCAGAAGATTATATGTTCTGCCAAATGTGGCGTAAAATTGGTGGTGAGATTCACTTGTGTCCATGGATGAGAACTGCTCATATTGGAACCTATCACTTCACCGGAGATATGCCTGCTGTGGCAAATTTTGTTGGAGAAATGTAATGCCTTGGACTTTATCAGAAATTCCTGAAGAGGATAAAATTAAAGTAATGTTGGAAAAAGACCGATTGGTTAATGAAGCCCCTTATAATCCAGGTTATGAAGATGCTTCATTCACAACAGCTGGTCGTAAATTTGATGGTGGTAAACTGGAATATGGTTTACTTCCACCACATGCACTAGAAGAAACGGTAAAAGTATTAACTTTTGGTGCTCAGAAATATGAACGGGATAACTGGCAAAAAGTGCCAGATTCCAAGCGTAGATACTTTGATGCCTTACAACGTCATGTGTGGGCATGGAAAACGGGTGAGAAATTGGATCCCGAATCTGGTATACATCACTTGGCACATGCTATGTGCTGCTTGATGTTTTTATATGAACATGATACAATATATTCTTTACATAATGAGGAAACAAAATGAAATTATCCAATGAAACACTAACCGTTCTAAAGAACTTTGCCAAGATTAACCAAGGCATCCAGTTCAAACCTGGTAAAGTTTTACGAACAATGTCACAAGGTAAAGCCATTTTGGCCAAAGCCTCAATTGCTGATGATTTCCCACACGATTTCTGTGTGTATGATTTGAACCAGTTCTTGGCAGTTTATTCCTTGAACAAAGATACAGATATTGATTTTGATGATGCCAATGTAATCTTTAAATCTGGTCGTTCCAAAATTAACTATCGCAAAACTGAAAAGAGTATGATTGTAACTCCTCCAGAGAAAGCATTGGCGTTACCTACTGTTGATGTTGAGTTCACTTTACCTGAAGCGGACTTGGCACAAATTCTTTCTACGGCTGCCGTATTGCAATCACCACATATTGCTTTTGAATCTAATGGTGGTAAGATTTCCGTGACTGCTTATGATGCTAAAGATGATTCTGCTCATACAAACTCTATTGAAGTTGCTGATGGTAATGGTAAGAAATTCAAGATGGCCATTCTAACTGAGAATCTAAAAATGATTCCTGGTTCATATGATGTTCAACTTTGTGCTCAAGGTTTGGCTTTGTTTAAAAACAAAAATGTAGACTTTGAATATTTCATTGCTACAGAATCCAAATATTCTAAATTTGAAGGGTAATTATGTTAGTATATTTTACAGATTCAGTAACACAAGACCAAATTGCAATTAATCCAACTTATGTGGTTGCTGTATTTACTGCAAAAGAAGGTGAAATGAAAGACAAAACAGTTATTGGTTTGACTAATGGTAATGTTGTTGTTGAACAAAGCCAAGTTGATGTTGTTGGTGTTCTACAAGGACAACTATGACCGTAACAACAATTCAAACTATCTATGGCACATTAGACGAAAAACAACTCAAAGAAATTAAAGGTGCAATTGAAGAAATTACCAATTACTTTAATGAGATTGAGAATCGTCAAAAATTAATCAAAGAGATTGTTGATTTAACTGCCGACAATACTGGTATTCCTAAAAAGTTAATCAGTAAAATGGCAAAAGTTTATCACAAACAATCATTCCAAGAAGAAGTCACAGTCAATAAAGAATTTGAATCTTTATTTGAAAGTATTATTGAAATTAAATAAGTTGTTATATTATATTATGGGAGTTGTGAATGTCGGAACATTTATTATGGGTCGAGAAGTATCGACCAGCCAAAGTAGAAGATTGTATCCTACCAGATGCCATTAAATCTACATTTCAGGAGTATGTCAACAAGGGAGAAATTCCGAATCTATTACTCTCGGGCTCTGCTGGCGTTGGTAAAACTACCATCGCCAAGGCCTTATGTGAAGAAGTTGGTTGTGATTATATTATCATCAATGGTTCGGATGAGTCTGGCATTGATGTTCTTCGTAACAAAATTAAAAACTACGCTTCATCGGTATCTCTTATGGGTGGCCGAAAAGTTGTTATCATCGATGAGGCTGATTACCTCAATCCAAACTCTACTCAACCTGCTATGCGTGGGGCTATTGAAGAGTTTTCATCTAATTGTTCCTTCATTTTTACTTGTAATTTCAAGAATAGGATTATTGATCCAATACATTCTCGGTGCACAGTCATCGATTTTAGAATCAATGGACAAAAGGCTAAAATGGCTGCCCAATTCTTTAAGAGGGTTGAGTGGATTCTCGAGCAAGAAAATGTCACATATGACAAAGAGGTTGTTGCAGCAGTTATCACAAAGCACTTTCCAGATAACCGTAGGATTCTTAATGAGCTTCAAAGGTATGCGGTTGGAGGCACTATTGATAAAGGTATCCTTGCTTCTGTTAGTGATATACAACTCAGCGATTTACTTAAATCTCTACAGGCAAAAGATTTCGCAGGAGCGAGGAAATGGGTCACAAACAACCTTGACAACGATCCGACCAGAGTATTTAGAAACCTATATGAAGCATTATATGA